CTGAGAGTTTTTAATATCAGCCGCAGCCTACGCAGCCGCAAGCCTGGAAGTCATTGCCACAGCTACTCTTGTATACTACCTCTGAGTATCTCAGTGTTAACTCTACGTTAACTTCTTCTGAACTGCTGTAGTCTAAATCACCAAAGTTTATAGCTTGTGGCCAAACGTGTCCTAGTGTCCATGTTTCCATGGCCTTGCCACAGCCATCATATAATACTAATCTACCAACACCAGCATATCCTGGGCCGCCACTGGTGCCGTTTGTTCCCAAGACTGTCCCTCTCTTGGAACTTTGTCTTAAGGTTGTTGGATCATGAAATTCATAAACAGTGCTAAGCCAGTTATAAAGACTAGTTATGCTGTTGTTGGCATCTGCAACAACGTCATAATAAGTTACTGTTATGGTTTCCCAGCTAGCTTTGCCTGGAATCCACATTTTGCCATGCAAAAAGTTAATTTCAGTTTCTTCTATGTTGATGTTGGGACGAGCAGCAACTTTTACTATTGTTTCTGGTATTGTCCCACATGGTGTTTCTAATTCAAAAGTCCATCTATACTTTCTTTTGAATATTGCATTAGAAGAGCCTAAAGCTCCCATGCCCATCCCGCTTCTTGTAAATGCTTGTGCCATTTAAAAACTCTCCTTTAAAAATTTAATTAAAATGTATCAGTGTTGGTGCTAAAGTCTCCGGTTCTATGAATAGAGAACTCTAAGAATATGAATTCTGCCGCTCTGGTTGGCTGAATTCCGATTCTGGCTCTAAATTCATTTCTATCTATAACATCAGCGGTATTTAACTCTTCATCAGCTTGAACTCTGAAGTCTGTTATACCTCTACCTACCTTTATTTCTCTTAGTATATCTGTTGCGATGTTGACAAATTTTTCTCTGAATAATTCGTCATTTGGTTCAAATATTAAAGCCCTACTTGCACTTCTGATTCTCTTTTCCACAGCAAGCATTAGCCTTCTGACATTAACTCTATCAAGAGCTGTTGGTCTTCTTTGGAGAGTTTTTTGTCCAAATATGACAAATCCATCAACATCAACAAATTGGACAATTGGATTTATTGCATTTCTATTTCCATACATTAGATCTCTTTCTTCTAATGTAGGACGTTGATAAACATCATTAATGTTTGCAACAATTCCTCTATTTACTCCTGCTGGTGCGAACCAAGGAGCACTAGATGAGTCGCTGGTGGCTATTGTTGCCATTACAGAACCACTTGGTGGAACCCAAACATCTATTCCATTGAAATTGTCTCTCATTCTCAACCAAGGCCAGTATAATGCACCGAAGTCACTATCTAGTCTAGTTAAGTTTAGTGGATGAACACCATTCTGCCATTGTGTGATTTCTCTTACACTTAGGCCAAATGGAGGATCTATGATAGCCATACAATCCATTCTAACATTTTGACAAATATTGAGCATTGCAGAAACAACATTTGTGCTAGAATGTCCGGGAACAGCCAATAGATCAATGTCTATTTGCTCTGGTTCGCTTAATGCATATAATCCAGTGTAGCCCACGTCGCTACCAATTATTAATTCATCTTGATCATCAGGATCACTTGAAATTCCGTCTGATCCGCCAGATAGAGTGTAAACTCCATCCAAAGGACTAAATGTGTTGGAGTTTAGTGGAGGACTTGTTGTATCAGAAAAATCCTCTACTTTAATGTAGTCGGATACAAGAGAAAGATAAGATGCCACATAGAATCTACTAGATGGATCTTTTGTTAATCCCCCCCAAGATTCGACCTGAACTCCGTTATTATAGACTTGCATCACAAATGTATTATTGCTAGTGTCATTTGTGATCTTGACTTGTGTTCTATTTCCCTCTATTCCAGGGCTGTCTGCTTTGATTACAAAAGTATTTTCAGCATAATTGGCATTTTCTTTGCCATAAACAATACCTGCCTCTTCAGAATTATCTCCTGTAACAGCTTCTGGGCTTGCACCTTGTGCTGTATTATTTGATAATCCTAGTGTGTAATCAACTGTGCTATCTGGCTTGACTCTTACTCTAGCATCTCTACCAGTGTGTAAAGTTTTGATGACTACTACAGAATGATCAGAGTCACTGGTGTCTTGATCATCACTTGCACTGATTGCTTCAACCACTGCTTGGAATCCACCAGGCAAATCAGTTACAGCAGCATTGATCATGTTAGCTACATCTTGAGCAGTTAATAATGATAATGTTTTTCCAGATGGTGCAACACTCAAATCCACAGTTTGAACTATATTATCAATTAATACATTATCTGTACCATCTACAACTATGTTTAACTTTGGGTTGGTAATTGTGCTAAAGTCATAAGGACCAGAAACATTTCCCATTACTTCTGCAGCTGTCATGCCTGTTCCTAATACTGCAAGATCTCCAGTTCCTATTTTGGCATTTTCCCCATAAAGAGAATCTTGAACTGAAACTAACTCTAAGTAAGCATTTGGACCATAAGCATAAACTGTCTTAACAGCCAAGTATTCATTTGAATTTAATACTTTGACATAAAATATTATGCCATCACTATTAGAGTCTATTTGGTCATTGAGCTCATTTACAAGGTCTGAGGCTGAGTATGGGTCTGTTCTTCCGGAAACTACAAGTGTTTTTGCTGATAGTATTCCATTAACCTTGAATCTGAAGAACTTGTCAGATTCTATTGTGTATGGACCTGGGACTGTTGCCTCTACTTCAACAACTTCACCGGCACTTGGAACTTCAACAAAAGCTGTTTCAGCTCTTTCATCACTGACTGGCTCTTCATTTGCAACTCTAACAACATACAATTGGTTGGCAGCATTTAAATATTGCTCTGCAGCATAGATCATGTATGGATCACTGGCATCTGGGTGAGGGTAACCAAACACAGTATGTAATTGTCTAGTGCTAGTAATGAGCGTGGGTATATTTATTGGACCTTTGCTACAAAAACCTACCATGGCACCTCTGCTATTGGTTGTGTTTGATGTTACAAAGCTTAAATCCTTTTCTGTAATTCTTACGCTAGGACTTATTGTGTTTGAAGGTGGAAAACCTCTTAGTATCGCCATTTTTTTATTCTCCCTCTTTATTTAAAATTTTCTTTATCTTAATCAAACCTTTTTTCTCTGCCATAAGTATATAGTCAGTTGATCTCTCTTCTTCTAACAAAAAAGTATTTTTATTTAGACCAATGCCAGGTATATTAAGCACGGTAAAAGCTTTTGGGGCTTTTTTGGATCTTATTACAAGTTGAATTGGTTGTTTTGTTTTGTTAGTTATTTCTAACATGAAATTTCCTTTACCGTTTCTTCTATACTTTTAATAATCTCTAAATCCTCATCCTGCTTATTGTTAGTAATTTCAACTTTAGTACTTAAAATTGACTTTTTT